TATCGTCCCATGCCTAGATTGGTTAGACGAGTCCTATGCCCATATTCACCAATCTTACCAATTGCTACGTCTCGTTCATTGCTCCAACTATTGCCATAATCATTACTCCATGCAATCATTGCTTTAGGATCTTTTCCAACAGAATGTGTATCATCTACAGATTCTCCAACACCCTGTTGCATGATTAGTTGAAAAGTCTTATATCTGGTCAATTTACCATAGTTCATTTGCACTGGAGTAGTCTTTACTCGCTGAATATAGTTCACATCAAGACCGTCATGATTATCATTCACGAAATAGTCAAGATCAAATTCATACATTGCATTTGTTAATCTATCACCTACAATATTCTTGCCAAATGCAAAAGTGGAATATAGTCCGTGGTGAGCACTTACGGTACCCGTTTCGTAATCGTAGTGAGTCCTCTTATGCCATGCTTGCGTAACAACGTCATAGCACCAAGTCTGATCACCTGTAGGGAAATACCAGCACACAAATGCATGTCCATCAGCCGCATAGGTGTATGCAATTGCATCGGTGAAATCTGGCATACTCTGAATATACGATTCTACTCCTCTAGTACTAATTCTCTGAGGCATAAAGTCGGTCGATGCAGTGAAGATACCAACAGTACCATTCTTATCTGCACCAATCCAGAACACATTATTTGCAAAGGTAACTACAGAATCTTTAGCAGAGCAACCGAAGTTAATTAGTGCATTGTTTACCCTAGAGAATAATTGACCATTATAGTCTCCAGTGTCTATGTGCGCCTCAATGCTCTGCTTACCAAATAACCAAAGCAAATTTACGCACTTTGCCATTGTGATAATGTTGTCAGAGTCTCCAACTTTCTTGCCAAACTGCAGACCATTCCATTTGTTGAATACTGTGGGATGATCTGAATCAAATGCAACATCTGTATATCCCGGAGTGCTCCAATAGTACTCATTGCTATTCTGCTTATTGACCAAGAAGTAAGTATCTATGCAGAATACGCGAGTAGGTGCTTTTGTTGCGTCGTCGTCTGCAATACCCGGAAAATACTCATCTGTGATCTTAGAAAAGTCGTTGCTGGTCATTACTACAATATATCCTGCACGACCGTCTACGACGCACATTTCAATACCATTGTCAGCAAAGCTAACAGTACCAGTGTAAGTATCTAGAGTTCCTATTTCTTCTCTAGTGCCGTCCGAGCTAACTTCATAAATCTTATTAGACCATACACCATACATCTTATTTGTGCCAGTAGTGTATAATCCGCGACATGCCGCCGTGGATGCTCCGGTGCTCTTAGACCATAATTTCATCCCCGGAATAGACACATAGTAATAAGGCACTGTGCTAGTTTCTGTAATTGCCTTTTCTACATATAGATTCTCGCAGATTTCCTTACCTGCTGAAGTGTATGGTGCAGAATATGGCTTATCACCTAGAGCCACGCTAAATGGTCCAGAAGGTGCCTGCTGTGCTTCCTGTGCAATTGCTGAGTCTGCCATTACACTTCCTGCCTAGACTGTATTACAATTACTGGTTTGGACGACCTCATAGAAATTCTCCGATCTACTCTTACTTATTTAGGAAACGACAAGACTCTCCCATTTGTACGAAAATTTAATTCTATCAATAGAGGTAGATACAAATCAGGAGATCCGATAGGTAGTAGAGATGCTAGAGAAGATGGGTATGCCTGTATAAGGATAGGAACTAGGAAATCATCTAAGTTGATATTGATGCATCGTGCTGTTTGGATGTATCATAATGGAGAGATTCCTAAAGGATTGCAAATAGATCATATTAACCATGACAGGTCAGATAATAGAATCGAGAACCTAAGACTTGCAACAAACGCAACAAATTCACAGAATCGAAAAGGTGCTGATTTTGATTCTGTAACTGGCGTACTTGGTGTATGTGTTAGAACAGATTGTCCTAAAAAGCCATATTTCGCTAGAATTACAGTTAATGGTAAGAATTATAAAACTAAGCAAATGGCCTCTATTGAAGAAGCCATTACAGGCAGATTAGAACTTGAGCAGAAATACGGAAGTGCTATTGTTAGGTAATTACTGGGTGCAAGTATTGAGCGGGCTACTCCAGTAACTAGATCCTTTTCCTGCAGAGAAGAATGCAGGTCTTGCCTTCTTAGCACTGAACTTCTGATTTCTCTGCTTAATTACTTTTAGTGAATTCTGTGCATGGAATATAATAGTCTGATCTAATCCACCTGCAGGTGCAAGGAATGGACTGATTCTAGTTGCAAGATTATACATCAGTGCTTCACGATACAATGGATCTAGTGCAATTGTACCCTGATTACTTGTAAGAGTTCCAAGTCTAGGCTTGTATTCGATTATTACAGTATATCCAGTCAATCCGCCAAGATGCAGATAGATCTTTCCGGAACCAAACTGGTAATCGTATGCATAATACTGAGGAATTGAAGGAATATTCTTTAGAGATAATGCGGTATATTCTTCATATGAAATCTGTGTGAGATTGTATACTATGTTATTCAACTGCACCTTTACAGTTATCAGATCCATAATCTCTTCAGGAATGTCATAGGATGGAGAATCTGTTCCAGTTGTAATGTATGAAGTAGCCCCAAGCACATCTGCATTATGCACAGGCATATTGATTACTTTGGTCGAAACCTTAGGATTGATGTACCCATTAGCTGACCATTCCTGAAGCATATCATTAAGCACTCTTGCAGCTAGCAATGATGCTTCAGCGTCTGGAGAATCTCCAAATGCCGCATACCCTGTCAAAAGCAGAGTATCGTTAATTAGTCGTGCCGCATCTATTGCCATTATGCTTCTCCTTCAGTCTTTTTCTTGCGACCTCTTGCAAATGTCTTCTTTGCAGAGTCTTCAATAGCATCAAACATCTTCTCTACAGGTTCGCCAGATACTAGAGGTAGAGTCTCTTCAACTTCTGCATTAACTACATCAATCTTCTGATCTACTGGCATAAATGGATCATATGCATATCCTTTACGAATTAGAAATGTTGCATATGCTTCACGATTAACTAGTGTTTCACCATCAATATGAATTGGGTATTGCAAATTGAAATCGAATAGCTGGATGTTCTTCATAATCTAGATATTTAGAGAGTCACCTAATAAAAAGGGGTCTGAGATTGCTCCCAGACCCCCAGATTATCTCTTTCGAGTGTATCTTAGTACAGCGTGACAATTCCCTCGGGCTTAGGCACACAGACACCAACGAAAGCAACGAGCTTGGTGATCGATTGAAGAGTACCGGGCCAATGGTCCTCGACTAGGGCGATGTTGATACCGTCGATGTTGATGTTACGACCCTTGACACCTGCAGGTAGCTTGACTTCTGGAGAAGCGGCGGCAATTGCATCGTTCAAGAATGCGTAGTTAGGACGGATCACACCAGCATTTGCGACGGTGACAGTGGTGGAAGCGGTGATTGCGGCACTTACGTTCTGGTAATCGCCAGTAGCAATTGCAACTTCCTTGATCGTGACAGTCTTGCCAGTTCCAGTAGCCACATCAGATGCAACGACACCCACGAATGCGTATCCAGTATCTTCCTTGGTGCTGAGGTTCACACAATTCACTGCAACGCCAGAGTTAGCAAACTTCAAGCGAGTTCCAGCCTTGAGGTCTGCAGTTCCGATGGTAGCGGTGAAGCTGAATCCATCCTGCCAGACGGTAGGCATGGTGATATCGGTGATGGTGACCGTGGAGGTTCCGTCGATGGTCTTAGGACCGAGCAAGCCCGAAGAGTACATGTCGTAGCCAGCGTACTGACCAAGCAATCCAGTCTTGTAGGTCTTGTCTGCACCAACAGAGTGGAACACAGTAGCCTGCTTAGGACCGAGCTTAGGAGCAACGGAAGGATTGACAATCATGGACTTCTCGCCCTGAGGAGCAACTAGACCACGAGCTTCCATTATCGAGTTTGCTTCGTGAGCATTGACAAGCCACTCGTCACCAGTCGAGGCCTTAGCCGGACCCGATGCACCAGCAACGTACTGACCCGAAACTCCATCAAGAGCATTGATGATGAGCTTGTTGATCTTATCGACCATACGAGTCATTGCAGGCTTGATAGCACGTTCGTAAGCCTGCTCTGCAGTCAAGTTGAAAGTGAGATCTTCCAAGCTGTACTGCATGTTGGTTTCGATACGATGGGTGATCGCGAGAGGGATAATAGGCTCAGTGTGGGTCTTGTAACCGACAGTAGGCATCCCAGCCGTATTAGGCTGTCCAACGGTGTTAACTGTGCCGGGTAGAGACTCGTCATTGCCCAAAGAGGTGACCGTTGCAGCCATCTCGGTAGGACGACGTAGGGAAATCGATGCACCAAGGTTGTTCTGTGCAGAGAACTCGTCACTGCGCCAGTCAATCTTGTCAGCGATGCCAGCCTGCTCTTTGAATGCGAAATATAGAGCCTTGTCTACCTTCGACTGGGTCTTAAAACTGTTATTAGCCATTTTTACCTTTTTTCCAGAGAATCTGCCAGTTGAGGCGGTTATTTGAGGCTCTGGATTCCTCTAGTGTCTGTAAGAACTGCAGTCTTACAATCTGCGGCGGACTCTACTACTCTGTATCTGCCCGCCGACAGCACCAGAGAATGGATCTAGGCTTTTACGTGTCCTATGCACGATCTAAAAAATGTATTTAGAGCACATAAACAAAAAGACTCTGAGATTTCTCCCAGAGCCTCCCATTTTCTAGAATTGCTATCAATTACTCCCAAGGCTTTTTATCAATCTTACCTTTTACATACTGTCTGTAGTATTCTGCTGGAGATAGATTATCTATATTCTTGGATCCAGTTCCTGCCTTAGGTACTGAAGGAATCTTTGGTTTTGTAGTTGTACCACTCGCCTTAAATGCAACAGGTGCATTTGGTGCAGGCTTTGCAGTAGTTGCAGGAGCTTCATCGACATCATACTTTGCACTGAGCTTAGCGAGCACCTTAATACTATTCACAGGGTTCTGACTACAGACATAATCTAAGAGTTCCTGATTAGTTGCAACTTCCCATGCAAGTTGTGCCGCATTTTCATCAGTCAATAGAGCCTGTCTAACTTCAACAGGAATATACTGTGCCAGTTTATTCAAATGCTCAACTGCCTTAGGAAGATCTGGATTTGCCTGTGCCGCAATCTGCACCTTCTGCTCAAATGTACCGACGATCTCCTGCACATATGCAGTCTCTGCACGTTCAGCTTCAGCCTTCAATCGTGCCTGCTCATTTGCCTTCAGTGCGGCCTGCACCTTAGCTTCTGCAAGTGCATTGACATAATCCTGCATAGTGCTGAACTTGCTTGGATCAGGCATTTCACCTTCTGCCAGCTTATCAATTTCCTGCTTACGCAATTCAATATCTCGCAATTGCGCTTCAAGCTGAGCGGCTCTAGATTCTGCCTGCTTCTTAGCCTCATTCAATTCACGAATGCGCTTATTTGCACGAGATTCATGTTTCTGAGATTCTTTCTTCTCCTCAGTTTCACCTTCCTTGGACTCTTCGTGCGGCTCAGACTCACTTTCTTCAACTTCTTCAGCTTCTCCCTGTTCTCTAGATTCTACATTCTCCGGTACTGGAGCTTCTTCAGGCTTTGGAGTCTCTTGAGGCTCTGTGGTATCTGTGTTTTCAAGATCAGCAAGCAGATCTGCCATTGAGTTGTACGTGTCCATTATATTGTTCCTTGCTTTTTACGTCTGTGCTGACGCTTGTTATTATTTATCTTAGCATACAAAACATTAGAATTTTCTAGCAATAAGTGCATCAAACACATCTTGCTGGATTTCTCCAGCTTCTAATGCTCTAGTAGCTACTTCTAACACTACTGCAGATTTGGTTTTAGAATACCATGATGTCAATTGCTTTATGCAGGAGACAATCTCTCAATCTTCTCGGACATTCTATTGAGACTATTGATATTTGCTAGAGTGCCCCGATTCTCGCCATCTACTAGAGAGAGCAATAGCTTGATTTGACCCTCCATCTCAAGCAGTCTCTTCTCCTGATCATGATCAGCTTCTTGCTTAGCGAAATCAGCCTTGATTTTATCGTCGTTCATCTGCACCTTAGCACGATTCTCGATCTCCTTAGTCTGGATGATTTGCTGAGCCTGCTGGAGTTCTTGGGCCATCATCTGGATCTGCTGTTGCGCCTGTTGTAGTTGCTGTTGCAATTGCACCATCTGCATCTGTTGCTGCGCAGAATCATCACTAGAATCCTGCATAATCACCTGTTGGACTGCAGGTGGTAGCATGGCACGGAATCTATCCGCCAACTGCTCAGACCCCGGAATGCTACTATACCTAATAACAATATCTGCAATGAGTGGGGCTAACTCAGGATTTCTTGCACTGAACTGCATCAACTGCTCAGAGAATTGCTCTTTCTGAGTAGAATATGTAGGACCATTACTAATAATTAC